CGGCAACACTCTCATTATTTCACTTCCAAAATGAACGCCACTACCTTTACTTCCAATTGGACTTTTGTTGCTACCAAATAGTTCTATAGGAGCCATACCAACAGCGGGCTTACCGCTAACTGGGACTGACGTCAAAATATCGCCAGCCTTAAATCCATTTGGATAATCTTTAGATGTCCAGTAGTTTTTACCAGGTTCCGTGGCCCTGACCTGTAATTGTTTTCCATCCTTAGATGGAACAAGTTCAGTAGCTATGTTTTTGTTTTTAAAAGTCCGCATTAAATCTTCTGCGCCATCACTAGGAACATACAAGGTTCTTGCGGATGGGTCTTGTAATTTTTTGCCTGTGCCCGGCATGTCAGATGGCTCTCTATATGCCGTAGTTTTTCCGGCATTGTGGTGAGCGTACAAAGACCCCCGTGCGCCTTCAAATACAGAATGCACATCATCTAATCCTAGCAATGGCTTAAATTCTTCCATACATCCTTAGACAGTGTAGAACCGCTCTTTGGCGCGGCGACCTTTAAACCAAACAGTATCTTCAGGCTCATCACTCTCAAGCCTAATGAATCCGCCATTCCTGAATCTTAACAGCGCAAGGGTAGTGGAGTCCACCAAGTCATCGTTAGCACCGGACGGGAAGTCATTGCATTCCTCAATAACTTCTTTAGCCCATCTGCGATCTGGTGCATACACGATCCCACCTTGAAACAGTGACGACACCGCATTCACACGCGCTATCTTGTCTTGTCCCTTACCCGGAGTGAACTCCCCAACAGGTATGCCCATGCGTCTGAACTCTTGATAGAGCACAGAACCGTTCGACTTCTTCTCAACCATGAATGCGTCTGGCTCCCACTCCTTGTATTCCTCTAGCACCATAGCTTTGAGGTCGGGATACTCCATACGTTTCTTAATAGCATTGAGCAAGATGATGCTGTGGTTGTTGGTCTCCTCGTTAAAAAAGACCCCCCATGTAGTTAAAGCGTTGTAGTCAGCACGATTGTTGGCTTCTTGCGCCGCATCCAGACTCATGATGATGAACTCGCAGTTAGGGGTGTCTTCTTTGTCCCAAATGCGCCACCACTCCTTCTTTATTAGTGCGCCCTCTTCTGATACAGGGTTTTGCATGTACTGGGCTTCCCAATACCGCACGTCCATACCAGCCTTTTTGGACAGCAGTTCCTCAATAGTCCAGAAATCGCCCCATAACGGCTTGTCGTTCAAAATAGCAGGGAACTCAACCACTTCCCACGGGTCTACGTCCTCTTCACGCTCCATTTGGCTCAGTATTTGTCCAGTTAGGTCAAGTTTAGACCACCTTGTCATTACTATAATAATGGCACCACCTGGCATAAGGCGCTGAATAGGACCAGACTGGAACCACTCCCAAGCAGGAAGAAATACGTCGGCCCTCCCTGTTTTAGCATCTTGCTCTGAATGAGGATCATCAATAATAAATAGATCAGCACCCCGGCCTGCAAGAGCACCTCCGACACCAATAGCAAAGTATTCACCATTAAAGTTAGTACCCCATCGTGATGCTGACTTAGAGTCAGATTGCAGTTCTACCTGCGGAAAAATGTCTTTATAGTTGTCTGAACCAACCAGATTACGCACTCTTCGACCAAAATTCACCGCTAAATCTGCGGTGTGGGAGGCCATAATCACCTTCTTATGGGGGAATTTACCCAAAAACCATGCGGGTGCAAGGTAAGAAATGAGTTCAGACTTACCGTGGCGGGGGGCTATGTTGACAATTACTCGCTTCTTCTTGCCAGCGGCAATGTCCTCAAAAATTTTTGCCAGTCTTCGATGATGTGGACCAACTTTATAACCCGGATATACATGTTCTGCGAACTCCAATATTGAATCTTTACCTACAACCTGCACCGATTCGCTGTCCCAGACCTTGATTAACTCAAGAATCTTGCGTTTTTCGTCTGGTGATGCCGTTGGCAGCAGACTTTTTAGCTTTTCAATCTGTTGTGGCGTTATTTTCATACTTTATTTCTATAACTTCCACGTCAACCGTGCGTTTTTCCAACTTAGCGAGGGTCTCGAGCAGCTCTTTTTCGACTTCTTCCATAGATTGTTGTTTATGGGTGACCTCGGAACGCTTCTTGAATGCATCCACGCCATCAACTTCACCTAAAGCACGTAGTGCTGTTAGTCGAATCTTGGCATCTGGGTGTTCGGTCTCAGCAACTAGCTTATTTACTACGTATTTCTTGAGGTCAGCCAGCTCTTTTACGACCATAACGTCGTGTTGGGCAACCATTCCAGCCAAATAAGCAACAGTTTCGTTGGGATACTGGGCAAGATTCACGGCATTTTCTGGATGTGCCATTAGGGTTTGTACTATATCTCTAGCCTGATCTTTATGTTCTGTACCCGGTTCTACGGGTTTACCCGATAAGTCAGAAATCAGCTTTACCGTCCTAGCTCGCATCTCCAACTCTTCTTTTGGAGACAGGTCGGGCATAGCCTCTGTCGCGGAGGCTGGTAATGGGACATCGCTTTCGATGTCAGGGACGAGGTCTTGCATGGAGGAAGTGGCACTCCAGTTATGGTTTGCGAAATATACCACATATATAAGGGGAGGTTGGGACTCCTACCTGGGGGGTACTAGGGAAAACACCTATATACATAGATAGGGCAGAAAAAAGACCCCCACTGGGGGGGTCTAAAAAGGAGAGACAAAATGCAACTGCAAGTTGCGAAGTCAGTATACCGAAGTTTGGGATTTTGCTAGGTTATTTGTGCATCTCTTAGAGTAGAGGCGGCGGGGGGACCCAAATGCGTAAAGGGGGGGCTGGGGGTGTAGGGGTGTGGGGCTGTCGAGAAATTGCATTTGCTGTCTGGAAATGACAGACTGTAATCACTGAAGCAATTCAGTATTCATTAACTTAACTGATTGGAGATAGCGTATGTTTATCAACCCCTTGCAGAACAGCAACCTGTTCATCACACCAACAAGCGTAGAGCAACTAACAGAGATTGCAGACAGCATGAGCAACTCTAGCGAAGCATGGCGCATGATGGTGTTCACCATGAACTACTGCCACCAACTAGTAGAGAGCGAAGCACGCCGTGATGCACTAGAACGCAAGCAAGTGCGCATCATTGCTAGACCTAGCAACTATGTGGCAGACAGTGATGCTGAAGCCGCAGAAGAAGAGAACCGCATCTTATCGCTCAACTACTTACTAAGTAAAAAGAACAACTGATGAGACTTTAATAGTCGAAACCGCAGAGATGCGGTCTTGTTCAACTAACGGAGATTTAAATGGAAGCAAGAATAGTTAAATGGTTTATTAATGCAATGACATGGTTACTGATTGGCATGGTGCTTATGTCTCGTATGTATTGCATCAACTTAGGTATCACATCAGGTGCAATGTATATCGGTTGGGATACTGTTGCAATAGTAATCGGTAGTTTGTTTGCACTGCAAGCAATCATCAAGTTTGACCCATCATTTAATGATGATGGCTGGAAAGAGCACGCTGAACACCACTACAACAAGGAGTAAGACATGACACAACTAGAACTGTTTGACGAGATAGATGAAGAGAAGTTTGCATTGAGTTTGACTAACACTCAACTCTATGATTTAAGAAAGAGTAATCCTGAAGCGCATCATTGGATAAAACTAATACGTGATGCTGTCAAGGAGTATCAAGCCAAAGTTAATCATCTCAGACTAGTATATGAAGAGAAGATATACAGAGCAAAATACGGCAGGGGTCAATATCAACTAGATAGATATCCAGGCTGGTAACACAAGGGAGCTTCGGCTCCCTTTTTTTGTGCCTATGCTTTTGATACCAGTTATTTGTCTCCGTGCGTGTCTGGTCGAGCGTGTCATGCGTGCGTGTGAGCCAGTCGAGAAATTGCATAAAACACTAAATAACGCTAATCTGTATTTACTGATTCAGACAAATCAGTAGGTAATTATCTTTTAACTTTTTTGGAGATTAGCATGAAGCGTAAATCAAACCCGATCATTAAATTGATCAACTCGCAGATTAACTCTTACAGGAGTGAATCACAAATGTATTTGCACAAAGCGCAGGATTTGCAAAAAAATCGTATGCTCTTACGTGCCTTGTATGGTTCACTTGTCGATGGATTTGATGGGGATAACGACTCTCTCAGCATGTCATGGATTGGTAAGAAGCCCTACATCTCTGCGTACTTGTACAAGTTAGATAGTCTGAAAGACGAGCGTCTGACTTCGTTGATATCTAAGTGTATGGACGTGATTGGCAATGATGTTGAAGAGCGCGATGTAGCGGATTGGGGCTACAAGCGTTACACGATAGAGTCAGACAAGATTCAATTTGAGATCATTGCATACGTGAAAGAAGACAGCCCTACTTGTAAGAAGGTGGTTGTTAAACGCGAGATGAAAGAAGTGTTAACTACAAAATACGTTTGCGAAGAGTAACGTACGCTAACAGACATGGCTTCGCGCCATGTCTGTTTTTTTTTCGCCTGAAGTTTTTGATACCAGTTATTTGTCGTCGCGTGCGTCTGGTCGTGCGTACCCAAGCGTGCTAGTTAGCGTTTCAGGGGGGCGCGAAAATTTGCTTTATCCCTGAGAAATGTATAAATTGTAATTGTCGGTTAGCAGTTCGGTTGACCGATATTTGTCTTAATGCTTTTTATGAGGATATATGAAAGCACAAAAAACCCCTGTGGCGCAAGCCATTTCCACTATCACTCTGGCAACAGAGTTTAACAACCTAAAAAGTGCGGGCTATTCGTTCGCTGTTATAGGTGACTATGCGACAAATGTCGCTAAGTATGTTTTTCAAGAATGCCCCTCATTTCTTGATTCAGTACCGAAAGAAGTCGAAGCCCAACTAGTCGAGGGCTTTGCTTTGAAGGCGCAAGAGTTACGCAATGACGCGGTGCATATTCCTAAGCGATTCAATAATGAATGGATACCCGACCCTAAGGGTGGCATTGAAGTTACTATTGCTTATGCCATGTCATTCTCTCAGCAAGAATTTGGGCGCATGAGAATTGCCGACCCTGTTAAACATGGGGTTATCAAGTCGGTGCGCGATTCATTCAGCAAATACAAAAATGCTCGAATGACCGCGTTACGCAATGCGATTAAGTCTCTTAATAAGGAGACTAAGCCCCGCGCTGAGAATAAAGACTTTGCGAAGTTTATCAGCGACACAATGACCGCGATACTTGATAAAGCGAAGTCGGTAGGCGCAAGAAACAATGATGCAACTTGCGACCAAGTAAAAACCAGAATGGCAGTAGATGCATTCAACAATGTTTGGAATAAGTAATTCCTGACTGACCTAAGCCCTCGCCCCCTTCGGGGGGCGGGGGTTTTTTTTCGCCTATTCGGGGCTGATGCCAGTTATATGTCTCTGCGCGTGTTTAAGCGTGCAGGCAAGCGTGACCCTAGAAGTTATTTAGCGTTTCAGGGGGGTGCGAAATTGTTCCAAAGTTCCAGCCCGATTCCAACCCGACTGGAACTGCGTTGGAACTTTGGAATTGCATAAGTTATTGGAATCTTGTTCCAACATTGTTCCAACCAAATTCCAGCGCTGGAATCGGAAAAAGCCTTATAAATCAAGGACTTACGCGATTTATTCCAAAATTCCAGTTTTTTTCAAGGACAACGGACTTTGGGGCATCATCTCGTTCGTTCCCCTCAAACGCGGAGTGCATCATTTTGCTAAACAAACAATACATTGCCTATTTATTAATCACATATCACATTGCCAGCCATTCAGCAAAAATGCTGGAATTTTGGAACAATGGAATCATGTAGTACTCACTCACAAAACTATAATACTATTATATAAATATATATATATCTACTACTACTACTACTACTACTTTCCCTATACATCTATCTCATTTTTGTGATTCCAACCCAGTTCCAAAGTTCCAACACCACTTTACAAATAACTAAAAAACGCGTTTTCAAAAACGTAATCGTACCCACCAGCACAACATAAAATACTTGTACAAAGACTTGTATTAAAGAAGTAACAATGATAGAATCATAACTGAGTCGGGAACTAACCTGACTCCAACCCTGATTAGTTTTTCAGGGGGGTACGAAATCATCATCAACCAAAGGAAGCGAAATGAAAACATCTTTCATCTATAACATCAACACAACACAGGTCACAGTAAAACGGCAAAAAGTAGTAGACCTTGAGCAACCTCATTACTACTTACCTCGC